GCTGGTGGTATATTCAATTCAGCACAAAACGCAGGATATCGACCAGACGACATATATGGCAACACCTATATGTTTAATTTTAGTGGTGGTTGGTATGGAGATTTTAGTGGTTATTACTTTAGAAACACTTCTTCTTCAGACTGGGCTGTAATCAATTCTGATTATTTGTATCACTATAGCGATATTCGTACACCAATATTCTATAATTCTAATGATACAAACTCTCGCTGGGAAGCGAATTATTTTGTCCTAAGAGGCGGTGCTCCAACTGTTTATTTCCGCGACACAGACCATAATAGTGCAATGATTCACGTGAATAGTAATATATTTTATGTTCTTCGTGGCTCAAGTGATACTGAATCTTGGAGCCAAGTTAATAGTTATTGGCCAATGGAATTGAGTTTAACAAATAACAATGCAACATTTGGCGGTAGCATAACCTGCCCAGGAAATATTACAGCATCGTCTGATGCAAAACTGAAAGAAAATGTCTCAGTAATTGAAAACGCTATAGATAAAGTAAAACAAATTCGTGGTGTGACTTACACGAGAAACGACCTTGGTGATGACATTAAACGTCATGCTGGTGTTATCGCACAAGAGGTTGAAAAGGTGTTACCAGAAGTGGTGGATGAAAATGATAAAGGATTTAAAACAGTTGCATACGGTAACATGATTGGTCTATTAATCGAAGCCATCAAAGAACAACAAAAGCAGATCGACGAGTTGAAGGCTGCTTTGTTAAATAAATAAGGTGAAAATATGCAAAAATATGAAGAAAAAATTATAACATTTAAGTCTCACATGTTGGGTAAAGATAGTATCCCATTAGATGTTTGCGAAAATTTGAAAGATAAGATTATCGCTCTTGAACCTACAATTATCAACCTTGGTGTTTCTAATTATAAAGAAGCCCCAGAAAACAGTATAACGACTCGCCATCAATACTACAATTTGATTGATTATTTAAACGATGATTTAAAGATCGTAAAAGAAAAAATTATTAACAATTGTAAACACATTATTGGCAGAGATAAATTTTTAGTAAAAATGTGGGCTAACATTTTTCGTAATGGTGAACAAATTAAAAAACACATTCATTATGCAACACCAGTTATTGAAACTGATGCATTTAAGAAAAATGTATTCAAAACTATTTGCGGTAATGTATTTGTTTATGGCGACTCTGAATCTGAAACAATATATTACTTAAACGAGAAAAAATCAATTAAAAACAATCCTGGGGACATGCATTTGTTTTGTTGTATCGTAGAACACGAAACTCTACCATACCAAGGTAATTTAAGAATCAGTATCGCATTTGACGTATACACAGAAACGTTTTTTGAGGATATAGGTCTTCAAACGCCACCCAATTTAAGATTGATTTCTGAATAAATAAATACAAACATTCCAAACAGGAGATTAAAATGTCACTTACATACACTTGGAAAGTAAAACAACTGAAGAAAACAAGCGGTAACAGTCTGTCAGATGTTATCGTCGGAACACAATGGGAACTCAAGGGCGTAGATGCCGATGGAAATGAAGGTTCATTTTCTGGTGCAACACCATTTGATCTCTCTAAAGTAAATCCAGACAGTTTCGTTGCTTATGAAGACCTCACCGAAGAAATGGTGCTTGATTGGATCAAGGCTGTTGTTGTCGGCGGTTACTGGGATCATGTCAATGAGCAAATCATGAAGCAGATTGACCTGAAGAAAAACCCAGTTGTTGAAGTCAGCCAACTTCCATGGGCACCACCAGCATCTAACACCGCACCAGCAGGTTAATAGTTATGGCAATCACATATAATAATCCAGAAATCGCAAATAATGCAACTTCAGTAGAAGTTACATTCACAAACGATGAAGGTAAAGTGTTCAAGCGTCATATCAATGTTCCATATAAAGATGGTGCCGTTGATGCTGACGGTTGGGCAGTTCGCTTGGAAGAGCACTTGGCTGCAGTAAAACACAAAGTGTCTGTTGGCGTGGTGTCATTCGTTGACCCAACAGATCCAGCAAACGCAAACACTGCACCAGGAGCAGCAGCGGCAGCAGCCCCAGCGCCAATTGGAGGGTAATTATGGGTCTTGGCGTTAATGGTGGGACAGGATATCCATATTCTGGAAATTCTGCAGTTAGCGTATACCCAACTTCAGGTCAACGTGGGGGGCTTGGCGGTGTTGGTGGGCAACGGACGATTGACACTGCTGATTTTTGGAATGTGTTTTCAGTAGCCGATACAAGTTGCACTGCGTTCGTTGTTTCTGCATATTCTACAGATTATACTTCATATCATACAACAATAGTGATGAAAAGAATATCAAGTTCTAGTAGTAGTACGTTCTCTAATGGGGCTTACAGTAGTAGCTCTTTTTGGTTCATGCCCAACACAGGCGGTCTTTCAATCACTGTGGTTAGTGGTTTCGTAAGACTTACCAACACTTCTGGTGTCACAAAAACATTCAATTGGATGATCACCCCACTAATTAGATCTGGAGGTTGAAGGTGGCAATTTCCGCGAAAACGACATCTTTGTATTCAAATTCTTCTATAACAACTTCTACCACAAATCCTGTTCATTGTTTGGAAGATTTTTATGTTTACGCAAGTGGTTCTGGTGGGTTTCAAATAATTAATCAATTTGGATGGAATTACTCGTATCCATCAGGAACATCGGGTTTATTTTTCGTTATGACGGATAATTCTTCTACAGGGGGAACAGATCGCGTTGGTTACGGAGTGCAAGGTTTTATGTATTATTCTAATACATTAATTTTGCAAACCACGCCAGTAGTTTCTTTTGTGCAAGGCATTAGTTTATACGTTGTTGGTGACTCTTTGTATGTAAATAATACCGCAAGCGTTGCCAGAAATATTTACGCAACAGCATTAGTTTTTAATTGAGGTAAATATGGGATATGTAGTGGCAGATGGAACAAGTCCTGCAACCGCTGGTAGTGATACTGCCAGTTTGACTTTGGGCGCTGGAACGGCTGGTAGTATGAAACCAATAACTGCTTGGTCCACCACAACTGCTTCAGTAGCAAATGCCACACTAACCACTTTGTATACGTTTGGAACAGGAACTCAGCACGAAGGAATTTATTGGTTAAATGGTTGGTCGTCAAACCTTAATTTCAGCACATATTCTTTACCGAGTTATTTTTCAGGCATAATCGCAGTTTCTTCTGCTAATGTTCAAGTTGGGTCGTTTGGTAGTCTTGGTATAACCGTGTCAAAACAAACAAGCACCACTATACAATTCACTCATAGTTCTCCAGAAGGGGCAAAAACTATTTACTGGGAAATGATGAAAGTAATTTAAAGGTATAAAAAAATGTCTAATACGTATTATTGGGAAATCGCAAATTTAGAAGTCAAACCATCTGCTAACGGTTTGCAAAATATTGTGAAAAAAATTCACTGGGTTTATGTTGTAAGAAATGAAAATGGGGCGGCAGAACATACATTCGGTGTTGTTGATGTACCAGACCCAAATCCAGAATCTTTTATTCAATACGAGCAAATAAGCGAAGAAATGGTTATTTCATGGTTGAAAACACAATTGGATGAAGAAAGTTTGAAACCGATTGTTGATGAAAAACTTTATAAATCTTTAAATCCAGAATTGGTTTACAAAAACAAACCATGGCAACCAGCGCCAAAATTTATGCCCCCAACCGAGTCGCCAGAAGAAAAAAATTTAGAAGTACAAATTGCAGACTTGAAAGGGGAAGCAAAAAACTTTTTGGACCAAATTTCTGTTTTGAAAGGTCGTTATGAAGCGGTTGTAGCAGAACTTGAGAGTTTGAGCAACTAAATAGAAACACCAGTGCCGATTCGGGCTGGTAATTTACAATTGTAAGGAGATATAAAATGGCAAATGAGCAATTAGATAAGTTGGTACAGCAAGAAACACCAACGGTGAAAGTTGAATTGACTGTTCAGGAATTGAACGTAATCATGGGCGCTCTTCAAGAACTCCCACACCGTATTGTAGACGGTCTTCTCAGAAAGATCATTGGGCAGGCGCAACCACAAGTTGCAGCCGCTCAGGGTGGAATGACCCCACAACCTGCACCAGCAGCAGTTCAGTAATAAATCACTGAATAACCCCTGTGGTTTTGCCGCCACAGGGGTTTTATTTTCCGAGTTGGGTTTAATAAATAAAAGAAACCAACATAGGATGTAAAAATGGCAGTTCCTACTACGCGAGCAGAGTTCAAAGAGTATTGCCTCCGCAAACTCGGTAAACCAGTAATTGAAATCAACGTAGACGATGATCAAGTAGAAGATCGTATTGATGAGTCTATCCGTTATTACTGGGACTACCATTTTGACGGCTCTGAAAAAACATACTACAAATACCAAATAACATCTGACGATATAACAAATCGTTATATCACACTACCAGAAAACATTATTGGTGTTGTCAGTGTATTTCAGATTTCAGACCCAGCAATCACTTCAGACGATTTGTTCAACATCCGTTACCAAATTGCCTTGAATGACTTGTACACCTTGACAAATGTCACCCTTGTTCCTTACTACCAAGTCATGGAACATATTGCATTGCTTCAAGAACTTTTGGTGGGTCGTCAACCAATTCGATACACTCGTCATAGAGACCGTTTGCATATTGATGCCAACTGGTCAGTGTTCACTCCTGGTCAGTTCCTCATTGTAGAAGCATACGAGATCGTTGACCCAGCAACATGGACTGATGCTTGGGCGGATCGTTGGCTGCAAAATTATACAACCGCAAAGATCAAATACCAGTGGGGCACTAACCTCACGAAATTTACTGGAATGAATTTGCCAGGCGGTGTACAGTTCAATGGCGAAAGAATTTTATCAGATGCTCAGGCTGAACTTGAGAAAATGGAAAATGAGATGATCAACTCATACAGTCTGCCTGTTACGGATATGATTGGGTAATGTCAACTAACTTTTATTTTAACAATTTCAACAACAGCCAAGAACAGCTGTTGATTGAGAATTTAGTCATTGAGTCTATAAAAATTTATGGACACGATGTATATTATGTCCCACGCCGAATTAAAAATAAAGATGAGATTTACGGTGAGGACAGCGTTAGCGAATATACAATGGCATATGAAATTGATATGTACATTCGCAGTTATGACAGTTATGAAGGTGATGGGGCATTCCTTTCAAAGTTCAATTTAGAAATTCGAGACCAAGTAACCTTCACAGTTGCGGTTAGAAATTTCCGCGATGAAGTTGGTAATTATGAAAGTTTTGAGCGCCCAAGAGAAGGCGACCTCATTTACCTCCCAATGGCTGATCGTTTATTTGTAATCAAATACGTAAACAAGGCACCTATTTTCTATCAAATGGGTTCCATTCAAATGTATGACGTTGTCACTGAAATGTTTGAATACAGCGGTGAGAAAATGTCAACAGGTATTGCTGCCATTGACAACATTCAAAGAGATTATTCATTAGACTTGAATGTGTTTGCGATATTGTCTGAGGAAGGCTACTACATTCTTGATGACGATGGCAATGAAATATTACAAGACCAGTACAATTTCGATACACAAGCAGGTGACTCATTCGCAGACAATGATGAAATTGAGGCTGAGGCTGATGCAATTATCGACTTCAGTGAAATTGATCCATTTTCAGAAGGTGAAGTGTAATGTTTGGCAAAACATGGTCTCATAACACCTTACGAAAGTATGTTGTCCTATTTGGCACCTTATTCAACAACCTGTATATCAAACGTCAAGACTCCAGTGGCGAAAATATTCAAACATTGAAAATTCCATTGTCATATGGACCAAAAGAAAAATTCCTTGCTCGTTTAGATGGTGACCCAAAACTGGAAAGAAAAGTTGGGATCGTTTTGCCACGCATGTCATTTGAAATGACCAGTTTCGATTATGACTCAAGTCGCAAACTGAATACACTGAACAAAAGATATAAACAAAGCACCACTGACCCAGATTCTGTCAGTTACATGTATCAACCAGTGCCATATAATATTGGGTTTACACTGTACATTATGGTGAAAAATGCCGAAGATGGTACAAAAATCGTTGAGCAAATTTTACCTTACTTCACCCCAGAGTGGACACCAACCGTAGAGTTGATTCCATCAATTGGTGGGACATTTGATCTCCCAATCGTTTTGAACAGTGTACAAACTGAAGATTCATATGAGGGTAATTTTGAAACAAGACGTTCAATAATTTGGACATTGAATTTCACAATGAAAGGATATCTGTTTGGACCAGTTAAAACTGCCAGCCTCATTAAGATTGCTGAAATTGATGCAAGAATTTCAAACACCGCCAACCCAGTTATCGCCAACACTTCGCTTGCAAATACTATAGTTGTACAATCAACTCCTGGATTATTGGCAAACGGTTCACCAACGTCAAACTCATCACTTACAGTTGACACAAGTCAAATAGGTGCTGATGACAACTATGGATTTATTGTTGAATTTACTGAGAACATTTAATGAATGATTTGGATAAAATACTAAACATCGCACCAAATACAGAAGAAAAAATCGAAAATCCCCCAGCCGTAATTCAACACCAACCAGTGAATGACGAGGCTGAGAAAGATTATACATACGCTCGTGAAAATCTGTACGATGTTATTAACAAAGGGCAAGAGGCTCTTTTTGATATGCTTGATGTTGCAAAACAATCACAACATCCAAGGGCATATGAAGTTTTGTCTGGCTTGATCAACACTTTGGTCGCCGCAAATAAAGACCTGCTTGACCTCCAAAAGAAAAAGAAAGAACTTTTTAAAGAAGAAAAACCAGACAAAACTGTCACAAACAACAACCTGTTTGTTGGCAGCACTGCTGAGTTACAAAAACTGATTAAAGACCGCCAAAACAATGAGTGATAATTACCTTGGTAATCCTCGGCTAAAACGATCCAATGTAAAAGTCGAGTACAGTCCAGAGCAAATCTTAGAGTTTGTCAAATGCTCTCAAGACTCAATTCACTTTATCAAAAAATACTGCAAAATCGTCAACGTTGATAAAGGGTTGATTGGGTTTGACCTCTGGAAATTCCAAGAGGAAATGGTACAAAAGTTTGACAACAACAGGTTTGTGATTTGTAAGATGCCTCGTCAGGTGGGTAAAACAACCACGGTGGCAGCATACCTGCTTTGGAAGATTTTGTTCACGCCAGATTACAACGTTGCAATATTGGCAAACAAAGACCGTCAGGCTCGTGAAATTTTATCACGTGTCCAATTGATGTACGAGCACTTACCAAATTGGCTTCAAATGGGTGTTGCTGAATGGAACAAAGGTAACATTGAACTAGAAAATGGTTCAAAAATTCTAGCATCAGCCACATCATCATCAGCAATTCGTGGTGGATCATTCAACCTCGTTTACCTTGATGAGTTTGCATTCGTCCCTACAAATATTCAAGAGGAGTTTTTTGCCTCTGTTTACCCAACAATTTCATCTGGTCAAACGTCAAAAGTCTTGATCACCTCAACCCCAAACGGAATGAATCTGTTTTATAAACTCTGGGTTGATTCCGTTGAGGGAAGAAACTTTTATGAACGTGTGGATGTGCACTGGTCTGATATTCCTGGGCGCGATGATAAGTGGCGTCAAGAAACAATCAGCAATACTTCTGAAGATCAATTCAGGCAAGAATATGAATGTGAGTTTCTGGGTTCCGCAAACACCCTTATTCACCCAAATAAACTTCGGTCATTGGCATTCAAACGTCCAATCAGAACAAATGACCTTGGTTTCAAAATGTACATTGAGCCAGAAAAAGATGTCATATATGCAATTGTAGTTGATACATCAAGAGGGGCTGGGGCTGACTACTCGGCATTTATCGTTGTCAACGTCTCAACCTTTCCATACCGTGTTGTGGCAACGTTCAGGAATAATCTGATATCGCCTCTGGTTTACCCAAACATTATTTTTGAAACTGCGAAATTATACAACAATGCTTTAATTCTAGTTGAGACAAATGACATCGGTCAACAGGTTGCTGATATTATACATTATGACCTT